GATTATACCACATATAAAGATCGTCAAAAAAGAAGAAATAACACAACTGAATATTACGGGATATCTCTTAACAAAAATAAAATCGGTGCAAGGATAAATTATCGTAAAAACGAATTTTTTATAGGCAATTTTAACGATAAAGAACAAGCTGCCCTAGCCTTCAATGAGTGTTCTGTATTTTTGTTCGGTGAAGAGACTAAACTAAACAACGTTTCTATGACAGATGAACTCAAAGAATTCATATCTAACTGGGAGATACCAGACAAGATCAAAGCACTGAAAGAGGGTGCTGAGAATGAATAATAGAGATTATATTTCATCAATTATTACTCAATTCAGTGGTCAAAATAACATTATCCCAATACCTGCCATCTATTTAAAAATTACTGAAGATTATCCAACTGCTGCATTACTCAACCAATTGATTTATTGGTCGGATAGAACTCATAGAAAAGATGGTTACTTTTACAAATCTTATAAAGAGTGGGAAGACGAAATATATTTATCTAAATACCAAGTAATGCGTTCAATAAAAAAATTGAAAAGTATGGGAATTGTAGAAACTGCTTTGAAAAAGGCGAATGGGGCGCCTACAGTCCATTATAAAGTCGATAGTAAAGTTACTTCACAATGGATTGTTAAGTTTCTTAACAATGGAAAGTCAACAAACTTAACAATGGATAGTAAAGAAACTCAAGAATCCTTAACAGAGATTACTACAGAGATTACTACAGAGACTACTAACAATAATATATTGTCGGGCAACCCGACTGCGTCTCGAATACCTTATAAAGAAATTGTTGATTACCTAAATGAGAAAACTGGTAAAAACTTCAAGCATAAAACAGCTAAAACAAGAAAGTTTATTGAAGCAAGATGGAACCAAGATTTTAGATTGGATGATTTTAAAAAGGTGATTGATGTCAAAACTGATGAGTGGTTAAACACAGACAGTGATAAGTACCTTCGACCTGAAACGTTATTCGGTACTAAATTTGAAGGTTATCTAAATCAAAAGACAAAATCAACTGGCATGGATCAACTAGAAAGAATGAAGTATGACGAGAGTTATTGGGACTAGGAGTGATTATAAATGCAATCAATGGAGAGTTTAGCTAGAAATATCAAACCTAGTAAAAACATCGTAGAAGAACAACACAACCTTAAATGTAGTAAATGTGGGAACACATACGACTATTACAAATTTAGTAACGGTCATGAGTTCAGACATGGCTGTGACTGTTCAATGATACAAGCTGGTAAAGAAGCAGAGAAAAAACGTAAGCAAAAATATATAAATAATATCTTCAATCAATCTACTGTAAACGGTTCGCTAAGAGATGCAACAGTAAATAATTACCAACCTCAGAACGAAAAGCAAGTATACGCTAAAAAAACAGCCATAGAGTACGTTAAAACATTCTCGGTAGATAAACCTAAGTCGCTTATTTTACAAGGCTCATATGGTACCGGAAAAAGCCATATAGCGTATGCCATAGCTAAAGCAATTAAAAACGAAGGATATTCAGTGGCTTTTATGCACATTCCAATGTTAATGGAGCGTATTAAAGCGACATATAACAAGAATGCTGCAGAAACAACAGATGAACTTGTACAACTACTAAGCAACATAGATTTGCTAGTACTCGATGATATAGGTGTAGAGAACACTGAACACACATTAAACAAGCTGTTTAGCATTGTAGATAACAGAGTTGGAAAAAATAATATCTTCACTACTAACTTTAGTGATAAAGAACTTAATCAAAATATGAATTGGCAAAGGATCAATTCGAGAATGAAACATAACGCTAGGACTGTAAAAGTACTAGGCGATGACTACAGGGAGCGTGACGCATGGTAAAGGAAAACATTATGCAAATACTTGAGTGTTCTGATGTGTATGCTCAAAAAATACTTGATTGGGCGAATGGTAATCAAGAGAAACTTATCAAGCTAATTAATGACAAGCTAGAAGAAAAAAGCAACAGACAGGCAATAACGGAGGTGTCCTAATGGGACTTATCGACGGACTTAAAAAGCAATACATGTTGTATCAAATTGATGGTTGGGAGATGTGTAGTGTAACGCCGTTAGGAGAAGATACATTCAAACTAGGTAATTATGCAGGCATACACTTTAGAAACACATTTTCAGGAACAGTAACAAAAGATGAACTAGAAAAACTGAAGCGTAAGCACAAGCTGTTCAGAAAAGAAGAACTACAACAACAGATGACGATTAACGAATTATTATTTTGAGGTGAGTTATGGAAATAGAGATTAATTTTAATGATACGTATAAGGAACCTATCGGCTCTCCTCGTCCACGTTTTAGAAATGCAGGTAAGTTTATCCAAACATACATGCCAACATCTTATACGAAACATAAAGCGTATATACAGAGTCAGTTACCTAAAAAGATGTTGAACAGTAGATTGAAAGTATCAATATATTTTTACTTCGCACCACCTAAGAGTTGGACTAAGAATCAAAAGTTAATATCGATAGGCCAATACAAACGTACGAAACCAGATATAGACAATTTAATCAAAACAGTGTTAGACGCCGCTAACGATCACTTATGGAAAGATGATAACCAAATAGCACACATTGAAAGTTTTAAGCAATATGCAGAAGAACCGAAAATAATCATGAATGTAGAGGAAGTGGAGTGAATGGCAGACAGAGAAGAAACAATTGAAGTTGAAGCAACACTCAAAGTGAGATGTAAATATCCAGTATGGATAAACAATCAAATTACTGCAAGTGATGAAAAGGAACGTATTTTAGATTTAATCAGTAACAACCCTGACAAAGAGTTGATGAATGAAGATTTTGAACTAGTTGAATTAATAGAGGTGGAGTAAATGGAATTAGCAAAGAATAGAACGATTGAATTTAAAAATAATAGATTATATTACGTTGTAAAAACTGAAGAACAGAAACACTTATTGCCAGTTGAAGATGTACACGAAGCTGAATATACAGGTACACCATGGAAACTTATTGTAAGACGCATTAAGTATTCTGGTTACAGTCCTGAAGAAGCTTTATTTGAAGAGTACAACGAGCAAGATACAGAAGCGAAAGAGAGAAAACAACTATCTCAATTGGAACATGAGGACAGAATGAGATTAGTAAGATTAGAACGACAAAAAGAGTTGGACCAAAGACGTAAGAAACCACACTTGTTCAATGTTAAGCAGAAACATGATTTTGGTAAGTATGCACAATCATTGGAAGAAAACAATTTAATTGCCACAGTTAAAACCGATTTATATGGCAGAGTGCAAAGGGGATAGGCGAATGGAAGTGCACGAATTAAATCCAGGTGATGACATTTGGTTCAAATACCCAAATGCAACCAACCTATTCCCTGCAGTTGTGGAAGAACTTCATTACAATTTTAAAGGCAAATCATACCTCAAAGTGCGAGTAGGTAGTGAATTAGTAGTGATAGACGATAAATACGAAATAGTAAAGGTGTAGATAACAATGTCAATTATTAGCAATCATAAAGTAGATATGGTTAAACAACCACCGCATTATCAATTTGGAATATTCACAGCAAACGTAATCATTGAAGCAGTTGGTAAAACTTACAAATCAGCGTCAGTTTTCTATCACGTCGGGAATGCTTTGAAATATTTAATGCGTGCCCCAAGAAAGAATGGACTCGAAGATTTAGAGAAAGCAAGAGAAAGCGTTGATATGGCTATCAAAGTTTGGGAGGACTAACTATGGTGTATATGTACGAGCCATTTACTCACACAGTGACTAAGACAGAACTATCTCATTTGCACAACATTACAGGTATTCCACTCAACACACTGTGGTACCAAAAGGAACGTGGCACATATAACGATAAGTTGAAGTGTTTCTTTACCGACACAATGCCGAGAGTGAATAAGAAACAAGAGTTTAACGAGAGAGTTATAGCAAAAGATGAAATTTGGAAGTATAGCGAGAAATACGATCTATACGTAAGTAACTTAGGAAGAATGAAAAGACCTGATGGAAAATACAAGTTTGCGAATGGATGTAACGGTATTTCCACAGTCATTTATAAGAATAAGAAGTATCGTGCAGCAGATATTGTATATGAAACATTTATCGGTAATTTGAGAAATGGATTACATGCATATCCGAAAGATAGTAGGTACAACAATCTTATGGCAGATAACCTATTCCAATCTACATTGCAAAAATATAGAGTGTATCGCAGAAATAAAGGTGTATCTAAACCAGTATATCTAGTAGATAGCGACAACAAAATTGTAGAAGAATTCGCAAGTACAGTAGAAGCTCAAAAATTATTGTTCATAGACAGACGGAATATCGCAAGGAAGTGCAACCGCAAACATGTAAGTGACGGATTGATGTACATGTGGGCAGACGAATACGAGAAGATGAACGCATGATACTATCCGACACAATCAACCAAAGATATAGATACAACACACAAGGCAAGACACCTACAGAGATACAACAGGAATTACGCAAGTTAGGTGTCAAAGGCTTTGTGGTTAAGATAGCAGGAAACAGAGTGACGATGAAAGTTGAAAAAGAAAATATAAGAAAGAATAGGGAGTGTTTACAATAGACATCAACAATCTATACACCTACAAAGCGACATGCACCAATGTAGTTGACGGAGATACTCTGGATATCTTACTGGACTGTGGTTTTGATACTTATGCTAAACGTCGTGTACGTTTGCTAGGTGTCGATACGCCAGAGAGAGGACAAGAGAATTATAAAGAGGCAACAGCATTAACTAGATCATGTGTAGAAAACAAAGATATATACGTTCAGACATACAAGAGCGATGTGTTCGGTAGGTATCTCGCTAATGTGTGGTACGAGGACGGGAAACGTAGTTTGAATGATGAGCTAAGAAATGCAGGATTATTGAAACCAAAATCGAAATGGAATGAGGGATAGGAATGGCAGATGAGTATTGGAAAGATATAAAAGGATATGAAGGACTTTATCAAGTTAGCAATTTAGGAAATATCAAAAGCATTGATAGAAGTATAAAACGTAGTACGAGCTTAATGAAATTGAAAAGCAAACCTATATCACAATATGTAGGTAATAGAGGTTATCCGATGGTTAGTTTATGTATAAATGGAAAATGCAAGCGATATTTAGTTCATAGAATTGTAGCAACAGCATTTCTTCCCAATCCGCTAAATAAAGCATATGTAAATCATATAGATGGTAATAAACAAAAATCAAATTTAGAAAATTTGGAATGGTCTACACCTACAGAAAACTCTATTCATGCACATGAAAATGGGTTGGCTAATGTAGGTAGGGGAGAAAGACAGCACTCATCTAAACTAACTGTAGATAGAGTTAAATATATAAGAGAAAGTTCAAAAACAGTTAGAGATCTAGCAATAATGTTTAATGTTTCAAAGCAAGCAATTAGAGACGTGAAAATGAAGCGTTCTTGGAAACATATAGATTAAAAGGAGTATGCAGACCATGAAAGATAAAGATTATAAACGTGCATGGATAGAGTTGAAAGGGAAGCTATTAGAAGAATATCCTAGCTTGCATGATTTACATTGGCCAGAAGGTAAATGTTACAGCGATTATGATAATGGTCGATTAGAAAAACTAGAGAATGTACTTATAAAAATGGACCAACTAGATGGAACGCATGAGTTTCAAAATTTATTAAGTGATTTGGAGGCTTGCAATGGACAATAGAGAGTTTATCCAACGTTGCATAGTATCATCTACGGCTTTTACAGGGCACGACGGGTGTTTACTAATCAAAGAGCTTAACGAAGTATATCGCAAGGCGGAGTTGTACGACAAGATAGTGGAAAGTAATTCAAAGAGTTTAGTAGAAAATGGAGGGACAGTAAATGACTAATCAATTAACAGTAGATCAATTAATTAAACAGGTAGAACAATGGAGTAAGGATAAAGATTTGCACAACGGTAATTCAGATAGACAAGCACTTAAA